TCTTTCGATGGTACGTTAGATTAAACGAACTAAACATGCAACTTGATTTTAAAGGCAGTACCTACGACTTTGAATTTATAAGTTCGCATGCCATGGACACAGATTATACCATCCTGGAAGACGGATTTAGAATGATAGGCTCCCCAGAAACAATTGGAAGTTTTTGTAAAGAATTGGCCGATGCATTGAACCTAAGAGAAAAAGAGCACGTTGAAGCAGGATTACGTTGTATTCCGCACAAGTATGTAATCACTGCACACAAAGACATTGCAAACTTAAAAGTAAAAAGTGGATTTTGGTCTCGACAGACATTTAGTTTTTTAATTGGTCGCGGTGAAATACAAGGCAGACCAGGCCAAAAGATACAAGAATTTATTTTGGGAGCAATTGCCAACAGCGAAGAAATGCTAAAGCACCTGCATCGTATCCCAGATAAAAAGGATTACAACAGCAACGACACCAAGCCCGGCAAATCTGAATTTGTTATACGTAATGTTGCTATAGTTCCAGGATACAAGGACGTAGAAGAAAATAAGTCGTATGCGTTTGACCCCAAGTTGGGAAGTTCTGCAAAAGAAATTCACTTCTTTATTACAACCAAAGAAGACCCACGCAACATTATCAGTCCGCAAGAGTACAAGGATGCTCAGGATCCTGTGGAGCGCAACAAGCGTGTTGACAACTGGATTAAAAAAGGTCTATTGCGAAAAGTTTACAAGTGGATTTATACTGGAGAAAACTCCGAAGTTATCAACACAAACATAAAACTTGATTATATGTGGCGTAACGTTAGACCAATTTGGGTCAGCGCCGCCGACGGCAAGCCAATCGCCGCGTCGGGAACTGCGTCAACGGCCAAACAAAAAACACCAGCAGCTGGAGCCAAGGCAATTGCCTGCAATGACGCCAAGTCAGTTGGCACAGAACAGCAACGAGTGGCAGCAACGTATGCAGAAGATGCAGAGTGGGATCCAGTATCAGGCAAACTTGCTCCTAGAGAAGGTTGGTACCCTCACATGCCACAATTTTATCATATGAACACTGGTGTTGCCCAGCAACAGCAACAAGGTGCGCTGTCAAAAGAAAACGCAAATGAATACAGTGTGTATAGACAAATCGGTGCAAACTTGTCAGGCAGCGGTGAGATGGTCACATTGAATCTTGAAGTGGTCGGAGATCCGTACTGGTTGATGCAGATTCCCGGAACTCCTGGCAAACCACCATGGGAAGAAGACGTGTGGGAATACGAAAAGGAACAGCTAACTGAAGATCAAATGGCTGAGAAGCGAAAGAAAACAGCAACACATACTTGGTTGCCATTTATCTACTTTGAAGCTCAAGTACCATCAGCAACAAATAATGGAATCACTGATACCATGAAGCTGAGAAATTCTGATGCCATCAGCGGAGTATACTTTACTGTTAAATTAGTAAACAAATTTACCAAGGGCAAGTTTACTTCTAATTTGGAATGTGCAAGAGAATCATTGTCTAATCCTTGGACTGGAAGAGCCAAGCCCGCAGGCAGTACACCGGGATCAAGCCCAGGCACTGCATCGTCAACTGGACCCAACAACGCAGGGTCGGGACGACGAACAGGAACCCCGTAATAGGAATATAAATGAAAGCAAATAACACAGGCGGAAGTATCGGAGGAGGATCAGGTGCAGTTGGCAGCAAGATGCAAGGAGTCTTCATCGGCAAAGTTAAAGACAATATTGATCCTGATGGCCTGGGCCGCCTACGAGTGTGGATTCCACAATTGAGTAATGCCGCTGAATCAAACAAGCAAAGCTGGTTTACTGTGCGCTACTGCCCTCCTTTTGCTGGCGCAACAAATACTCAAAACGAATCGCAGGCTAAAGACGCTACCAAGTATGCACAAACAAATCAAAGCTATGGTATGTGGATGGTGCCACCAGACAAGAATGTGCAAGTCATTTGCAGTTTCATTAACGGTGAGTTAAGTCAAGGCATTTGGTGGGCTTGTTTGCCACACGATGGTCACACTCATGCGCTGCCAGCAGTTGCTTCAGGTACCACACACGATGGCGAAACTACACCATTGGCTGAACGTAATAGATACAATACTTCGGACCCCGATTCAGAACGCAGACCCAAACATCCGCTAAACAACGTTATTAGACGTCAAGGTCTTGAGAATGACAAACGCCGCGGCCACATCAATGCAGGCCCTTTTAGAAACAAAGAAAAGCATACTGGATTAGCCTACGGTATCTTAACACCGGGACAACACCAGTTTGTAATGGACGATGGTGAAAATTTTAAAAATGGTCAAATTAGACTGCGTACAGCCTCTGGTAATACTTTTATCATGGACAGTGATGAAGGCTTCATTTACTTTATCAATGCCACAGGTAATGCTTGGATGCAATTAGATAAAGAAGGCAACGTTGACGTATATGCTGGCGGAGACTTTTCTGTAAATGCAGAAGGCAGTATTAACCTTCGTGCTGGTAATAACATCAACATGGATGCTGGCAACAACATCAATGCAGGCGCAGCAAACAATTTTGAATTGGAAGCATGCGAAGTGTTTAATGCAACTGGTACAACTGGTATGAAGTTAAGCACAGGTCAAAACATGAACATTCTTGCTGACAGCCAATTTAAAATGACAGGTCAGCGCATTGACTTAAATGGTCCCGCAGCCGAACGTGCAACTCTACCAACTCCAAACAGTTTAGTAACAAACACCACAGTAGGCAAAAGTATTGCTGGTCGTGTACCCGAAGCAGAACCCTACGGCGGGCATGTTAGCAAAGGCGGTGAGCAACCTACAGTAGTACCAGGCTCGTCGCCAATTGACGATCCAACGATTACACCAGCACCAGAAAGTTACGAAGATAAACCAGCACCAGAAACAACAGATGCTATTGCTTGTGTGCCAGAAGTAACACAAAGCAAATTAAGCGATGAAGGTTTCGCAGTGCTACTAAGTCGCGAAGCATATCGCGGAATGATGTACAGTGACTTTCAAGGATACTCTAACGGTTACGGAACTCGTGTTGACATTTTTGGTCCTGATAATCCTGCAAGCAAAATCGACGCCAATTTAAAACAAGCACTGATAGCAGGGCCAAGCGAAGCAGAAGCACGTTTGATCAGCAGACAAATTGTTGATCGTCACGTAACTCCTAGCCTGGTCAACACATTGGCCAAAGAAAAAGCTGGCGCTGGTAAAGAAGTGTGTATTACACAGTCTCAAATTGATGCACTTATTATTGCGGCATACGGTAATCCTGCCGCAGCAAATAACATGGCCAAAGAGCTGGTTGCAAGTGGCGCACGTAGCGCAGATGGCAAGCCAACAAATGAAGATGTTGCAAAGATTTGGGCGAATGGCAAGTACTCAAATAGTTCGGGACAACGAAACAATGAAGCGGCTTATGCAATGACCGGGAAAATAAATGGCGATGCAAAATCTGCAGACCCAGGAAAACAAATGCAAGCCGGTATCAAAGCTGATGAAGCCGCAATTAGAAATAATAAAGCTCGCAATCCAGACACACCGTGGGCAAGATCCTTGGGAAATGGTCCGCAGACTGGGGAAAAGAAGGATGCCAGTTATACAAAGCCAACAGCACAGCAATCTGGGCAATGGGAAAGAAGTTATTATCTTAATACTGGTAAGGTGCCAACTGGAAGCAACTTAACTGTTGAACAACTGCGAGACAAATACGGGTCACCGCACACTGGCGGAAATTATCCTCCAAGTGCTCCAACAGCTGGGTAAAATAAAACCCAGCTTAATAAAACTTGGTAAATAGGTGTATGCCAAGTTACAAATCAAAATTTCGAGGGTACAGCTCAATCGGGACCAGTTTTTTAAATCCAGTCCTGTATGACCTTGCCCTTGCAAAACAGGACTTATTAAATCACTTTAATACTCGCAAAGGCGAGCGTATTATGATGCCGGAATTTGGCAGCATAGTATGGGATATGCTTTTTGAACCCCTAGATGATTACACAATCAATTTAATTGATGCTGATGTGCGTTCAATTATCAAAGCAGATCCACGTTGGTTGTTGCAAAGCGTAGATATTAGCGAAAGTCCCAATGCACTTAACATTGAAGTTATAGTGACATATTTGCCCTCAGACGAATCAGTACTATTACCATTGGTATACGATAAAGGAACGAACACATTATGAGCCAGACACGACGCCTAGGACAGTTAAACGCCGCTGAAAGCTGGCTTAACAATTACCGTTATCTAGTAAACGCAGACTTCAAAGCGTACGACTTTGAAAGTCTCCGAGCTGCATTGCTAGATCACATTCAGCTGAACTATCCTGAAGACTTTAACGATTTTATTAACTCAAGCGAGTATGTTGCTCTAGTTGACTTGATGGCTTTTATGGGTCAAAATTTGTCTTTCCGTGCAGACTTAAACCTGCGTGAAACATTTTTAGAAACAGCAGAAGTTCGCGGTAATGTATTAAGCATTGCTCGTCAGCTGGGTTACAAGCCATTCCGCAATGGTGCTGCCAATAGCTTCTTAAAGATTACTTCAGTTACAACCACACAAGAATTATATGACAGCAAAGGCACTAACTTGGCAGGTAAAACTATTGTGTGGGCAGATCCGCTAAACTTGGACTTTAACGAACAGTTTTCATTGATCCTAAATCAAGCCTTAAACAAATCTAATCCAATTGGCCGCCCAGTGAGTTCAATCTCTGCCAACGGTGCCACACGACAAATTTATGAACTTGATC